GGCGGCCGAAGTGGAGCGGGACGTGCTAAGTGAGGTGAAGATGATGGGCGCGGTTGAGATGAAAGCCGACCCGTTCAACTTCTCGGCATGGGTAAAAAAGTTCGTGAAGGGCACGGCGGCCAGTTTGAACGCGCTCACACGGGCCGTAATCGGCGACAGTTTGGAGAAAGCAGGTACGACCATCGAGGAGTTCGGGTCATCGAACTTCGAGGCCGTAGTGCGAACGTCAGCGTCCCTGTCGGCGGGCATGATAAGCGAGTCCGTCGGCACCATCCGCGATGAGCTACAGATTTTGATTACCGAGAACGCAAACACGACGGCGGCCGAACTTACGGACATCATCAAAAGCAAGTTCAGCGTCATCAAAGACAGCCGGGCGCGCATGATTGGACGCACGACAACGACGGCAACGTCGGGACGTACGCAGCGCGAAACGTGGAAAAAGCGGAATGCACAAATCACCGATCCGAAGATGAAGATCGTGCCGGTTTGGTTGACGAAACAAGACGGAAAGGTCCGCGATTCGCACGCGTCGCTCAATAGGACACCGCCCGGCCCTGACGGGACGTGGAATATCGACGGCGTGACGGTATCATATCCATCGGACGCGGCCGCAAGCGGTAGCACTTTTGCGGTCGGCGGCGCCGTCGTTAACTGCAGATGCGTACTTATACCAACGAGGGCCAGCCGCGTATGATACAACCCACTGAAAACAAGGCAGTTGCAAATTGGGAAGCGGAGATGAAACTCCGCAGTCAGGTCCACATGGCGGTGCGTTTGTGCACGGATACGGTCAACCTCAAGGAGGCTTTGCGCGTCCTAAAGAGCGAGCACGTTAAAAAAAAAATGCGGTCACGGAAGAAAGTCGTTGCATCAAATGATTCCACCGCGTAAATTGCCGGTGCTCTGAGTCCCCTCTCATGCGAAAAGGCGCATTCCACCCATTTACTTGGCGGATGCGCCTTTTTCGTTTATGGAATACAAACACGGGTGCAAAGCCCACATAAAGTCAGCAGGCGAAGGCATCATCGAAGCGGTCGTATCCGTCTTCGACAACGTCGACTCGTATAACGAACGTGTCATTCAAGGCGCGTTCACAAAGTCGCTTGAAACCAAGATGCCGAAGGGCGTATGGATGCACAACTGGGAACTGCCGGTAGCCAAGACCATTGAAGCGGTCGAACTCAAAGCGGGCGACGCGCGTCTCCCCGAAGAGATCAAGAGCTATGGCGGTCTGCTCATCAAAGGAAAATTCAACCTCAACACGCAACGCGGCAAGGAAGCATTCTCGGATATATCCGAGGGCATCATTGACGAGTTTAGCATCGGCTACACTGTCAACCAAGACAGCATTGGGACCGATGGCGTGCGTGAGCTGTTAGACGTGAATCTCATGGAATGGAGCCCGGTGCTGGTAGGTGCGAATCCAAGCACGGCGCTCTTGTCTCTCAAATCTCAGATGAATTACGACGCCGATTGCGAGGCCCTGGTTGCAGACGTCAAGCGGTTCTTCGAGCGTAGCAAAGTTCGTAACGAGATGCGAGTGAAGGAAGGACGTGTACTTAGCACGTCGAACATCAACCGCGTGGCATCATTCATCGAGACCGTGAAGGCAGGACTTGCCGATCTGGAGGACATGATTGCAACAGCCAAGCCGTCGCCAAAATCCGCCGAACTACGGCAGCGACAACTGAAGCTCAAATACGAACAAATCAAGAAACGACTATGACAATGGAAGAAATCATTGCAGCTCTTGGCGAACTGGCCATGAACCTGCAGGCTATCCTGGACAGCGAAGCGCCGACGCAGGCACAGCTGGACCAAGCCGACGAAATCGTTAAGCAGATCGAGAAGCTGGAGATGGACAAGAAAGCCGTCGAGAAGCGCCTCGAAGTAAAGGCCGCTAACGAAGCGCGCCTTGCATCATTGAAGACACCTGTTCACGCGGTGCCTTCGCCCACCAAGACGGAGAAGCCCTCTATGAACATCACATCGAACGGCCGTAAGAGCCGCGTATTCGAGTCCAACGAAGCAGCATTCAAGGCAGGCCGCTTTTTGCAGGCCGCTCTGGGCAACAGCACGGAAGCTAAGACATGGTGCGAGCAAAACGGCGTGGACTTCAAGGCTCTTTCAAGCAACGTCGAAGGCGGCGCGGGCTTGTTCGTCATACCTGAAGTCGAGACGGCCATTATGCGCATGGTGGAAGAGTACGGTATCATCCGCCGCTACGCTGACGTCACGAGCACGAACAGCGATCGCAAGATCAAGTGGAAGCGTGCATCGGGTAACACCGCGTACTTCCTCTCCGAGACCGGAACCCCGACATCCACCGACGCACAATGGCAGACGATTACTCTTACGCCGAAGATTCTTGGCGCGCTCACGAAGTATTCGCTCATCCTCGACGCCGATGCATCGGTGAATCTGGCTGACGAAATCACGAAGGAGCTTGCATACGCGATGGCAGTGAAGGAAGACCAATGCGCGTTCGTCGGCGATGGCACGTCCACCTACGGCGGCATCATCGGTCTTACGTACTCGTTCCAAAAGCTCGTGCAAGACGGCGGCGGAACCTGGACGAACGACACGCACAAAGGCTATCTCGGTGGCGCAGTCGTTGCCGCTGGTAACGCATTCTCCGAAGTGACCTTGCAAAACTTCATCGACACGAAGAACAAGGTCGCTCGCTATCCTGGGCTTAACCCGTCATGGTTCATCCACGATGCAGCTGCAGCCGCAACGATGGAACGCCTGCAATACGCTCTCTCCGGCAACTCCGTACCGAACACGGTCGACGGATTGCCCGCTCGCTTCCTTGGCTACCCGGTCGTCTACACGAACGCGATGCCGAGCACCGAAGCAAATAGCCAAGTCTTCTGTCTCTTCGGTGACCTCTCCATGGCGTCCATCTTCTGCGATCGTCAGGGCGTCGAGATTGCAACCAACACGCAATCGGAAACGAACTTCCTCACCCGCAGCGCGCAAGTGCTCGGTACGGAGCGTTTCGACTTCATCGTGCACGATAACGGTAACTACAACGCAACCGCAGCAAGCCGCACACGCGGTGCAGTCGCGGCTCTCATTTCAACAAACTCGTAATCCAAGGAGCTAACACAATGGCAAACCCTCTTCAGTCAGTCAAGTTCGTCAACGTAACGCCTCCTGCAGCCATTTTGGACAATGCGAGCGCAGTTACCAACTCTGTCAATACCGAAGGCTTTGCGCACGCCACGTTCCTCGTTGAACTTGGTGCAACCGACATCGCACTCACCGCTTTGAAGCTCCAAGAGAGCGACACGGATGGATCGTATGCTGATGTCACCGGAGCAATCTTCGGCACAAGCACCTTGCCTGATGGCACGGCGTCAACGCTTCCGAGCGCAACGGATGATAACAAGATGTACGCTATCTACGTCGACCTCAAGGGTCGCAAAAAGTACCTCGACATGGTCATCACCATGGGCGACGGCACCGCGGGTGGATACGTTGCATGTCAGTGCATCCTTTCGGGTGCTGATGTGCAGCCGCACACCGCAGCGGGTCTCAACCTCGGTCAATACCTGGTCGTATAACATGATGCGGAGGGTGTCCGTACGGATGCCCTCCTTCTTTTTTCCCATCCAACACGCACATCATGGCAACGTTCAACAAATTCAACTCCTTCTCGGAAGCGCTTGCGGAGAAGGTGCACAATCTCGGTAGTGATCAGCTCACGGTGGCCCTGACGAATAGTGCGCCGCTGGCAACAAATACCATCCTTGGTAACATCACGGAAATCAGTTATACGAACTGTTCATCTCGGAACATCACGACTGTATCATCGACGCAAACGAGCGGCACGTATACGCTTGTCCTGCAAGACTTGGTGCTCACAGCATCGGGCGGGTCGGTCGGGCCGTTCCGATACGTCGTTGTGTACAACAACACGGCAACGAACAAGGAGCTTATCGGATGGGTCGACTATGGTGCTTCCATCACGCTCGCAGATACCGAGACGCTAACCATCGACTTCGCAGCTTCAACGCTCACGCTTGTATAGTGATCAGGTATGAAGCCGATATTGCCGGCGATCAGGTCATCTGCACGATACACGCCGTCGACAACCCATCGCTCACGGACTATCAAAGTGAGGATGGGTTTTTGACGTTGCAGCGCGTTCGTGGTGGATCTGACGGATGGCTCGGATACGGCGGATTGTGTGTCACGTTCGATGACAGATACCTGCCTCTCACACTCGAATCTCCTCACTACGAACACGCGCAAGACCTCACCGACCTCATGGAGCGCATCACACGGAACATGGAGATTGTAAATGGCGACGTATTACCTTGACTTTGAAGGCGGGAACGATTCAAACGACGGAACCACATTCGCAAACCGCTGGAAGACGATAACGAGCGGAGCGACGGCCGCGCGCCTGACGCCTGGGGACACCATCCGAGTGATGAAAAGCCCCGACCCTGTTTCGCTTGGCGTGAACGGGACGTTCACCAAGCTCTCACCTACCATTACACTCGCAAGCGCGGTCACGGCAAACGTGTCACTGTGCCAAGCAGCTTGGACGGCATCGGCAAACGCCTCGTCGACGACATCGCTGACTCGTAAGGAAGGCACGCTATCCACGTCCATCACTACGGTCGATGCATTTACGACCGGACTTATTGCCTACGAAGCAACGGGCACGCTGGACTTGTCAGCGTATCAAAAAATATCCTTCTGGGTACGTCCTTCAATCAACATGGCTGCCAATGCTTTGCGCCTTGACCTGTGCAGCGATACGGCAGGCGCAACGCCTGTCAATTCGTTTACCATAGACCAAGCCTTGTTAGGGTCTCCAGCTGCATCCCGTACCTGGACGGCAATCACACTTGATAACGGAGCGGCTCTTGGAAACAGTATCAAGTCTGTGGCGCTTGTGGCACTTACGGATTTTGGAGCGGCGACAATACAAATCGACAATATCTTTGTCACTAATAATCTTTCTCTTACATCGCTCATAGGAACGTCGTCATCAGCGACAGTCCGTGAGTGGTATCCCGTGCGCTCTGTCAACGGTACAACGGTTACGATAGAAACGACTCCATTTGACACAAACACCGTAACCTCGAGAGGATTCAGCGAAACAACAACAACGACCACGGCATACGTACGCGAGCCGATACGAATCGCAGCAGGGCAGACTACAAACGAGAACGGGAGCGTCACGGCACGCTATACGTTTTCGGGCGGATGGGATCGAACGAACATGAGTACGCAGAATGGCATGACGTTCATCACGTCGGCGATATCACAAATTCTGTTGACGAATGCAAGGACTCAAAACGATTTTGAGTATTTCGGATTCAATTACGCCTCGACGCTGTTATCGACAACGGCAAACGACCTACAGTATTCATATTGCTATTTTGGGTCCGCTAACACTAGCCCAATCATTGCATCAGGAAGCGGACATCGTTATTTTAATTGCAATATCAACGCTTATACCGCATCAAGTTTTGGCTCAAGTGTATTTGACACTGTTTATATAAGTAATGCAGGAACAGCTGGATTGTCAACAGTTAACAACGCATTTCTGAAAGATTGCACGTTTGCCAATAATGCGATAGGAATTAGCGACTGCAATAATTTTGTAGTTAATAATCTGACATTAAACAGTAACGCAACAGGAATCGGAACATCATTTGGATTTACCATCGACGGACTAACTACTAACGGTAATACGACGGTGTTTAATTTATCGTCAGGCAATGTCAACAACTGGACAACTACCAGCGATACAACACTTGTTGGAATTAACACTAACCGTCAGCATCGTCTGAACCTTTCCCGCTACTCAACGTATGCAGGCGCGCAGTACAACGGCTCGACGCTTGTCGTGTACGACGTCAATACGCCCGTGCGTGCGGGAACGACGCGGTCATGGCGTCACGATGTGCAGAACAATCATCGCTCGTGGCTACCCATCACGCAACGCTTGCAACCGTTCGCCGTCGGCGCGTCCACGCTTGTGACGTTCAGCATCTGGACGCAACGCTCATCGACTTCCGTTGTCGGCGTTGTGCGTTTGCGCGGTAACATTGTCGCGGGCGTGAACGCGGACGTGACCGCGACCGCATCGGCGGCCATCAATACCTGGGAACAGCTCACGATTACGTTCACGCCATCGGCGGCGGGCGCGGCAATCATCGAACTTGAATCTTACTCCACCGATGGCAATACGGGATCCGTATTCTTCGGCGATGCATCCGTCTCGCAAGCATAATGGCACTACCTACCAATCTCACAAAGCTCGATTACGTCATCTACGGAAGTCCGCTTCTTCCGCAGACGAAGTCGTCTATTGATCTCGAGCTGTTGGATCTTGGTATATATGCTCAGCAGTTTACGGCGAACAATATCGCGTCAGCGGCGCTCACGCTGACTGTTGACGCTGCCTCTTATTCGCTGACGTTCAATACGGTGAACCTGCGCGTCACGCGCCGTGTTGCCGTTGACACGCAATCCTACGCGCTGACGTTCAATACGGTGAACCTGCGCGTCACGTGCCGTGTTGCCGTTGACACGCAATCCTACGCGCTGACGTTCAATACGGTGAACCTGCGCGTCACGCGCCGTGTTGCCGTTGACACGCAATCCTACGCGCTGACGTTCAATACGGTCGGCTTGCGCAAGGGTTACCGGCTTGCCGTCGACGCCGCCTCCTATGCGCTGACGTTCAATACTGTGAACCTGCGCGTCACGCGTCGCGTTGCCGTTGACACACAATCCTACACGCTCACTTTTAACGACGTCGGCTTGCGCGTCACGCGCCAAATTGCCGCCAGCACGCAGGCGTATACGCTCACGCTGAACGACGTGACCCTGACTCGCACGTTCGCGGGCGTGACGCTTGTTGTCAATCAGATGTCGATGGCCATCACAGCAAGCGACGTCGGCATGAGCGTTGCACGGCGACTGGTCGTCGACACCTCAGCGTATAGCATAACAGCAAACGCGATTGGCCTTGCGCACGGCAGACGGCTTTCCGTGGATACGATGGCATGCGCGCTGACGTTCGGTGCGGTCGGCCTCATTCGTGGACGGCGCTTGTCCGTCACAACGATGGCGCTGAACCTGACGGCAAACGACATCACCGTTGTGGCATCGCGCCGCCTTGCGGTCGACAGCATGGGCATGCTCGTCACCATCCGTGCGGTGACGCTGAAAATCGCGCGCAAGCTGCCAGTGGACACGGCCGCGCTCGCGCTCGCACTCGGAGACATACAACTCCGCAGAGCGCTGCGTATTTTGGCGGAGACGATGCCGATGTCGCTCACCTTTGCCGACGTCGAATTTCAGAATACGATATTTACCGTACCGATTCGCGGCCGTATGCGCGTGGTGCCGTCGCGGATGACCGCCACCGTGCGACATACGGCTGGAAACTCGCAGGTGCTATCGAGTCAGACGTACACCACGCGGTACGTCGAAGGTTCTAAGAGAGTACAACCGCTTGAATCACAAGAACTAACCGTGAGGGCATAATGGCAACCGAGATTTACAGGAAAAAAGGTGACACGTCAAAACTGCGGGTCACGCTTATCGACGACAACGGCCCCATCGACCTCACGGGGTCGTCGGTCGTGTTCACAATGGAGAGCACGACGGGTACGGTGAAGGTGAACAAGCAGGCATGCGTGGTGCTTGATCAGTCTGTCACGGCAAACCGCGGCATTGTGACGTATGCGTTCACGGGAACGCAGGTAAACACCGTCGGTAAATACTACGGTGAGTGGACCATCACGCTACCGAACGCGGAAATCCTGACAATCCCTAGCGCGCCTGACCCGTACGTCATCATCCACATCAAAGACACACTCGTATAATGGAAACACTCCTTTGGGCGCTTGGCGCTGCACTCACGCTATCAATGGGATTCAACGTATGGATCGCACAGACGCTTGTGCAAATGCGCGCTGACATGGCGCGGCTGACCGAGCAGATCCAGAACCGTACCGAGGTGCTCAGCATTGTCCAGCATCAAATCGATAGCGTAGCAAAGGAAATCACCACTATCAAAATCGAGATGGCCCGCTATGGAATCACGTCCCGAACTCACGACAGTCCAGTACACTGGCCCGGCGTCACCGAGACGCGGGGATAGGTACGGGGCGCCTGGAGAGCTTGCGGACATCCAAGCAATCAAGGCGGACGTCGATGCAAAGAACGATGCGTTCGTGCATCGCTCCACGTCGGAGGAAGTAAGTAAATTGACGGTCGCGTGGTGGCTTGTTCGGAACTCCATCGCGCTTGTTAGGATTGTATCACTTATCAGAAAGGGCTTTCCAATGCAAAACTGGAAAACCACCATCAGTTCGGTCATTGGCGCGCTTGTGCTCATCGCACGGATTTTCGGCGTCGAAATCCCTCCGTTCGTATCGGATGGGCTACTTGCCGTGTCACTGTTCGCCGTCGGACTCTTCGCCAAGGATGCCGAACAGAAGTAATGCCAATCACACCCGACCCCATATCGATTCAGCGCATTGCCAAGCTTCACCCCGCCGTCCGCGCGGAGGCGCTGGCAATCTGCACGGGTCTATGGCAGGGTGACGTACACGTAAGAGTCACACATGGCCTGCGCACATGGGAAGAACAGGCAGTGCTGTACCAAATGGGCAGACAGACACCCGGCAGGATTGTGACCAATGCCAAGGCGGGGCAGTCGTATCACAACTACGGCCTCGCTTTGGATTTTTGCGTCCTCACTCCGCAGAAGCGCGCGTCGTGGAATCGGGACGAAGACTTCAACGGCGACGCGGTCGCCGATTACATGCAGGTTGTCGAGGCATTCAAGCACAAGGGCTGGGAATGGGGCGGGGACTGGACATCATTCAAGGACTATCCGCACCTGCAAAAGACCTTTGGCTATAAGGTCGCCGACCTGCGCGCCAAATCATCCAACGGAATCATCACGTATCCACAGCTCACATGATCGATGTCCACCTCATCATATCACTTGCGATTGCATGGGCTTTTTCCGCTCTCGCGCTCGTTCATAAGAGTCGCTACGGTCTGCACATGAGTCCAGACGGCGAATACTACTTCCGAGCAGGGCGAGGCGAGAGCGTGCCCGTGCCGTATTCGCTGAGGCCGCTTGTGCCTATCGTGTGCGGTGAATCATGGACCGCGTGGTATTACGTGACGTATCTGCATATCGGGTTGCTTGGAGGCGCGTCGTACCTCCTGGGCATGTCGCTCGGTCTTAGCGTCATGCAGGCCATCACCGTATCGGCGTGCATTGCCATGTCGCGTTCGTTTGTCAAAATGCAGGCGTACTTTCCGGCTCTTGTGGACGCGCACGCGCACGCATGGGCGATGATGATTGCCGTGGTTGCGCTAAATGGAAACATTGCCCTTAGCATGGTGATGGCCATTGTCGGAGCTCTGGTCTCCGAGAAGGTGCCGGTATTCGCCGCAATCTACGCATGGTCATGGGTTCCGCTTATCGGATTGCTTGCTACTGCTATATACTTCATCATGGCTGAGCACGACAACAGCCATCAGGGCGTTGACTACCTTGACAAGCCGTATGAGACCGCCATAAAGGCCATATCCGAGCGGTTTACGAACGGCACCTGGGCCGTGTACTTTTTCGCCCCGTTTGGGGTCGCCTGGATTGGCATCCTGGGCAACTCGACGCCCGCATACGTGGCTCTCGTTTGTGCCGCATTGCCCGTATTACGAGCGCTTGACTATTCGCGTCTCATTGCATGGGCGCTACCGCTCTTGCTCGTGGACGCTGTAAAGCTGACGCCGACGCCGTTTCTGCCGATACTACCTATCATCCATCAATACATCGTGGAGACCGAATGCTGACGACACTTGCAGACTTCAAAGCCAATTACCTGAACATCGACCCGCTCGACACCGAACGCGATGCGACCATCACGGCCTGTATTGAGCAGGCATCCGAGATGGTGAAGACGGTTTGCAATCAGCCTATCGAGCAAGAGACGGTAGACTTCTACTTTCCTGGAAAATCGACGTCCGCGTCGCTTGCTACTCAACTACTCGGAGGCTCCGGCTATGCGGCAAAGACAATCCCCTATACTTCGCCCGTCACACTTTCTGCTGTTTATCGTCGGTCCTTGCCGTCGGACCCCTGGGTTGCCGAGTCAGGATGCACACTATTCGTATCAGATCTTCAAAATCAAATTTACTGTTCAAACGGCTTCGGCTACAACCTATACAAAGCCGTTCTTGTCGTCGGATACGCCACCATTCCAGCAGACATCGTTTACGCTGTATCTGAATTAGCGATGTACGTGTGGAATGAGACGAACGTGTCGAACGAAGGCCGCGCTGGTCTGGCTTCAAAGACCATAACGCAGAACAACATCACGACAACGCGCACGTATGCCGACATCGTAAAGCGCCTGCAGCCCATACTATCCAGTTACACGCTGTACGCCGTATGACGATAGAGCAACAGATACAGGCGGCGAAGAACAGGGCCCTTGCGGCCCTCGACGGGTCTGCCGAATATGAGCTTCGTGAGGCCCAACAAGAGCTGCAGGAATTCTTTACGGACAACATGCAGTCCCCGACGGCCAAGAATTACAAGGTATCGAAGTCGGGCAAGCTGCGGGCCCTGAAGAACAATACGAACAAGCTCTACACGTTGTATGGCAACCTGCAGAGGGCGCTGATTCCGAAGCAGGACGGCAATATTGGGGAGTTCAAAAAGGAAGGAAGCAAGCGCTACTCTCGCATCGGCATCGACCTTGGCGTCGTGCCGTACGCGCGCGTGCATGAGTACGGTGGCGGGAACAACATCCCTGCCCGCCCGTACTTCTTTCCCGCAATTCAGCTATATTCGCAGGAGCGATTTAACGAACGTTTGGCCGCTATTGTGGATGCAATGGTGGAGGCATGGGAAGCATGAACAGAGGTGACCTTATATTGGCGGAAGTACGCCGGGTGCTCAGCGACATCGGTATCTTCGACGTCGTCTATGCGCAGGCGCCGGTACTCGACAAGGCGGTCAAAGTCGAGGCCTATCCGTACATCATCAAAGACAGCTTAGAGCGGTCGATGATGGAAGATTCACGCCTGCAGAATCAGCTGCACTTTGTCGACATCGGCGTCATCTTTCGTTGGAACAACCCGGGCGCGTCTAACAACCGAGGCGAAGCGGCCGCAAAAGCCAATGACATCATTGCGCGCGTCGAAGCCGCGCTCCATACCCAAGACATCGTCGGCGCGGACACGATTGACGGCATCCGCACACACCGCATACATCAAATAAACGTCACGGAATCCTATGGATACATGGATACGTCGTTAGAGGTCGCCGAAACTGCGCTCCTCATGACGGCTCACGTGACAACCAACATCTCTTGACAGAGCAAATCAGCGTCATCGTCATAACGCACGCGGGGCACTCCGAGGAGCTGCAGCGCATGCTTGCATCGTTGCCCAAAGGAATCGAGGTGTGCATCGTCGAGACCGTCGAATCCGACATGGACTATTTCCAAATCGACGACGTATTCGAGCACGAAGGTAACGACTACCGCACGGGCACGTGGTACTACAAAAACTTCTCGTTTGCCAAGGCACGCAACCACAGCATCGACCTGGCAACGAACGACTGGCTCGTATGGATGGATTCCGACGACTATCTTCTTCCGCAATTCCAAGACGATTTGAAGGACCTTGTGAACCTGCCCAAAGGTGTGGGCGGTGTCATGATGGGATGCTTCG